TCGCACGCCGCATCCCGGCTGGCCCAGCATCGAGGATATGCTGCGCAGTGCTGCCGATGAAGTTCGGGACGGCAAGTTTTTTCCGGAGGGCGCTTGCGTCATGCTCTACAGCGAGAACGGTACGCGACTGTTCCGCCGGGGGCTGTCAGTGGACGCGGTGGCCACCATAGCCGATAACTACTGGAACGCGGTGGCAAATGTCTTCGACCCCGCTTAGAATGGGATTTCTATCGTCGCTGGTGGACATACACTTTCCAGGTGTTTCCGGATTGCTGTGGGTGTCTGCGTCTCTTATTGCAGGAGAAAGTCTTTCGGCCACGGTTACGTCGTCGCTTGGTGCGGACACTGCTCTGTTATTGGACGGGACCGACACCACGACGCCCTATAAATCAGATAGGGCGTTTAGCGGCGCGCAAGACTCATTCGGGGCCGTAGGCAGTTCGCAAGGGCAGAACTACTTCGTTTTTAGATTTAGTGGCAACCAAGCTGTTGTGAAATTGGATTACAACCTAACAAGTGGGTCTGGCTTGTTTGTGCTGGGGGCACTTTTATCACCGCCGGCCCCCACCTTCCAATCTGGTGTTATGACATGGGTAACTCAGCCTTTACCGCCGCCGAGCCCGGGTCCGTCCATCAATCCGAAATTAGTTTTCCCCGGGCCGGGCATAATTTGTAATAATACTGTCACTGCTGCCAACCTGGGCATGACGGCCACTGGTAAAAAGGTATTAACCTATTCCGCAAATCCCCCAGAAGCTGTTCCATCGTCATTTAATTTGACGTATCTGCGGGCCACCGGTCAGACGAATTCGCCGAAGGTTATCCTAAGTTAACCTTTGCAGGGTATGGCCGGTACGGGCCCTGGATCGTGTGGCTGGTGAGATGGTATCAAACCGACGGGGGAGCCGCTGCCAGGGCCCACATAATTCTCTTGACGTAGCCGTAAGGATTGCGTTACTGCGCAGTAACACTTGGAGGCGAGCAACCGGGGGCCCTCCATGGCCGAATTTGTATTCTTGCCCGTCATCATTGCGCTCGCTAATGAGGCGGTTCCAGTTGCGGCTATTGCCCGCTCCTTCGAAATTTCATCCAGTGATATCCGTGAGATGCTGGAAGCGGCGCGCGCCGCTGGGCGCCTGATCGAGATGCCCATTGCCGACTGGCCGCCGAACGTCAACCGGGCCGAGCGCATGAACGTCCTCATTACGCAGAAGAACCTAGCCATCCACGTCTCGACATGTCAGCGCGTGCTCGGGCTCACCAAGCTGGAAGCGAATTTTCTATCAGTGCTTCTCCACGATACTGAGGTAGCCAAAGAAAAGCTTCATCTCGTCAACGAAGCGCAGCGCATGCAGCGCAACACGCGCCCCGACAACATGACGCCGACCGATCCGAAAATAGTTGACGTGATCATATGCAAGCTGCGAAAGAAGTTGAAACCGAAAGGCGTGTCAATCAGCACGATATGGGGCCATGGATACTACATCCCGAAAGAAGCAAAAGCCGCCCTCAGCGCCATCCTTGCCGGAACCCCGTAAGTTGTATTTCGACGAAGACATGGTGTTCAGCGCGCTCTCTACCGAAACCAGCGTTGCGGCCGCAGTAGCGTTGCGCACGGCGTCTGCGTATATGGTTATGGACGCCTTCGACCGGGACGTGCCTCGCGACTTCTTCATTGAGATTGTCAGCAACGCCTTCAGCTTCAACGAAAAGGTGCAAGTGTTTGAGAACATCAAGAAGGTCGAGTGGGACTTACAGGAGGGTAATTTCTCCACTGCCCACCTGAAGAAGTTCGAGAACACCCTGATGGCGCACGTGGAGAAGTTGCGCAAGTCCTTGGTTGCGAAGATGGATTTGATACGCCAGATGCCAGTCGCTGGCGAGGATACGATTAATTAATGTTTTCTTATGCAAATAAGACGCGCGAAGCTGGGGATTCCCCTGCGCGGCGGGAGTCGGAATATGGACGACATTCATGTGTCCTGGTGGATCGGACAAATCGCGTCACTGGGCGCCCTTATATTTTCTATGGGCGGATTGTTCCCGTTCATTGTGGCGATAGTTCCGCTGTTCTATTATGGGCTTATGATTTATGATCACCCGCGTGTGATGAAATGGCGCCACAGCCGGCGTCAACGTCGGATTGCCAAACTTATAGTTGAAGCGGCTAAATTGAAAGCGCGTGCGGAGATAGATACAGCGCTTGATGGTTAAGTCCAAGCCGAAGAGCTAACCTTCTTGATCGGGCGCGAACGCTTCGCCCACAAATACTCAGCCACATAATTCGTCAGCCCTCCGTGCACGATCAGTGACACGTATTGCAGATCATCGGCTACATGCGAGAAGCCTTCCTTGTCGTCCTTGTCCGGCTTCGGCTTGAGCGCGCCGTCCTTGTTTTTCTTATAGCGATAGCCCCCTGACATAGCTCTGCACAGCATAGGGCATCCTTTTCGATTAATGAGCAGAGTAGGACCACCGTTAGTCTGACGAGCCAATAAAGCCTCGACTGCGCGTATTCGGGGGGGAATGTCATTTGTTGGGGCTGGGAAGGCAGAGAAGCCAAGGCGCTTAAGAGCGTCGAAGCAGCTTTCTTCTGCAACATTTCCTTTTGAGATGCCGGCTGGATCGCCGATGACTGCGACTTTGTAGCCGAGGTATTTTTCCTGCATGAGGCGGGGGCGGAGGTTTTGATTGACATGTTTTTCTAGTCCTACGTTGGTGGCTGAGACTTCTTCGTGCACGAGTAGCCGTCCCATATGGTCCATCTGACAAATGAGGGACCAAGGGTTTCGACCAAAATCTTGCCCGACCAGGAGCGGGTAGCCAGGAATAAGAAGGGTTTCGTCCACAATGTGAAAGTCAGACCGAAAACTGTTCGCGAAAACAGCGGCGCCCGAAGGGTCATTTCCGTATTCGGCCTTGACATAGCGCTTCACCCAATCGCTGTCCTCACCATACATTTCGACGAAACGCTCGTAGTATTTCCTCCCTTGGGACAAGCGCACTGGATGGTCCAACGGCAGGGCGACAGTCGCATCGGTCTGGACCAAGAAATTCAAGTTTTCGGCATTCGGCGACAACCCCGATGGCTGTGTCCATTTTTGCCAGTTGCTCGGCAAGCTTTCCATGAAGGTCTGCCAGGGCGTCATCTCGGTCGGCATATTCGTGTCCGCTATCAGCCCAAACCAAGTCGGTGATCCGCGTTTCCCAGAGGGGTAGCGCCCCAAGCGACCACTGACAGGACCAATAACATCCAAGTTCATCTCGATGCACTCGGACAGCCAAGCCCCAGTCAACTGCATGGATAGTAAACGGGCCTGATCCTCCGCATTTTCGAGTGGTATAAATACCCATTCGGACACCACATTGTTGAAGTTTATATGGAACGTACTCTCGCTCACTTTCCACATACCTAAGCCGGACAGCCAGCTTTCGCAGTCCTTGAGCACAGTATCTTTCAACTGCTTCAGGGTCTGCCGCACAATGGCGTGACGGGTGTAGCGAATGCCATCAGGCGCCGGCCGCTGCTCGATGGAGCGACGCAACAGTTCGATCACGCATGCCGTGGTCTTCCCCGAGCCGACTGGCCCGCGAATGATCCGGCCAAACGCGTCCGAGTTCATAAAGCGTTGAATTTCGGGGGTTCGCGATGCGTCGTAATTTAGGTCTGCCATTCTACCCACTTCTTCATCGAGCCGATTTCGGTTTTTTGTTCGAGGTAGACCGGCCAGCGCGCTGTGATCCCGTAGCGCGGGTGCGTGAACCAAAGCTGTTGCGACGGGATTGTAAACTTTGCGCGAAGTCCTGTTCGACCATGCTCATTATATCCGATGAAGCTATTGCCGACAATAATCCCGTCAATGTCCACTCGTTGGTGCCAGTGCCCCATGACAATGGTGTCAATGTCAACACCAATTTGCGCTTCGCTATCGTGGACTTTGAGCGCGCCGCGCATAATGGGGCCGAGAGCACCAATGATGCCGTCGCCACCTTTGACCCCGTTACTGTCCCCGTGAGTGAGAAGGTAACGGTGTCCAACGACTTTGAAGATTGCATCTGTCCCTCCTGGGATCATGAACTGGATGTTCTTAGAGCCCTTGAAGTAGCGCTCCAGGTTGCAGTAGATCACCCACTCGTGCGACGTGATCGTGCGTAGCTTATGCATGATCTTACGGGAATACGCGGGGTCGCGCGGGTGGTTGCCGGTCACGCACGGTACGAACAACTTGCCGAACTTGCTGGCCATCTGTTCGAGGCAGGCGGCGAGCAAATCCGTTGTTTCGTTGATGGCCTGTTGGTTGGTCATGTCGTTGGTGTACATGAGTTCCGGATGGATGTTGCCGGTGATCATGTCGCCGCCGATCATTACCACGGCGCCGGGATACTCGATTTTGGCCCGGCCCATGTGCTCGTAGGCTAGCTCAACCGTCGTGTCCACTAGCGTCTGCGCGCGCCGCTTGGCGACCCGCATGTTGAACTCGTTGAGGCCATTGGTGACTTCGCGACTGACTACTTCGCCGAGATGCCAGTCTGTCCATAGGCACGTCGGAATGCCGCGAATACCCCCGCTGCGCGGGCGTGCGACCCATTCCGGGGGCTCCGGTGTACGGCCTATAAGGCCCATGATTTCCTCGCGAATTGTCTCGCGCGTATCTTCTTCCTTGCGCAAGGTTTTAAGGTCGCGTTTGAGCATTGCCAGTTCGGCGTTCTTGCTCAGGATGATTGCTTCCGCGTCACGAAGCTTGTCCGCTATCGTTACTGTGGGGACGTTCGGCATGTTTGTATCTCCAATATCGGGCTTTGCCCTTAAGGGAAGTGTTATAGCGGTAACGGCGTTCGTGTCCTTTTGGGGACGTGTCTGCCCGCAGCCTGTTTTCAGTCCCTTTTGGTGATGAGTTGTAGCGGAGTGCTGTTTCTTTGCCCTTCGGGGACTTCCTGTATCTCGCCTGCCGGCGTTGTTGTGCCAAGCGTCTCTTCATAGTGAAGTTGCTTGCTGCCGAGATTGATGTTGATTGTGAATTTTTCGCCGTCTCCTGGTCCTTTGCGCTCGCCGTCGGCGCCCGCGATCTTCGCGAACAATTTTGCCGTTTCAACTTGAGCGGTAAGATTTTCCTTGGCATTTGTCATTCTCTCCGCGAGCGGCATCAGCGCTTCTTCTAAACCGGCTGCGGCTTTGATGGCAATACGTTTGTTGACCGTGCTCGCCGCGTTCCACTCAATCAAGTACGTCTCGAAGGCGCGCTTGTAGAACGCGTTCG